ATTTCGGAATCCGAGAGGGGTGGTAAAAAAAAAGGACACCCGAGGTCATGAGGTCGGCGGTTCATCATCGCCTTTCGGGATGGTGAAGCGGCTCATCAGGTTGTCGGCCCATCGGTCTTGCCTTGCCTCGGCACGTTGGCGGACTATCTTGGCGGTGTTGCTGCCCAGCTCCTTGTGGATGCGGGCATGACAGGCGAAGCAGAGGGCACGCAGATTGTTGACATCGAATGCCAACCGCTTCATCTCGTCTTTGGTTCGGGCTGTCTCAATTGGCACCACATGATGCACACACCTGGCACTCGTCACGATGCCCTCCTTCATGCACTCCTCACACAGTCCGTTGGTGCTCCTGAGTTTCACAATGCGCAACTCCTTCCACTCGCGGCTGTTATATATCTCCGCCTTGTCCTTGGCTACCTTGTCCAATACCCCTCGCCAGTTTCGCTTCTTGCTCATGGCTCTGTCAATATTGTGAGGTCTTTCATCTGCTTGGTGATGCAATCGCGTATGAACTTGCACTTCGATATGCCGAACTTGTAAGCCCACCCTTCGAGTGCTTCATACTCTCGCTTGGTCAGTTTAGTCATTACGGGTACTGTTGGCTTCTCTTTCTCGGCATCATCCACTATTACCAGGTCGTCGCCGAACAGTCCTTTGAATACCGTCTTTCCTGTGAGGTCTTCAACGCCCTCGATTGCTAATACTCTATCCATAGTTATATCGTCTCCTCAATCCAAAGTCTGACCAGTTCTCGCATGTCATCGAAGGTGATGGGCAGCTGGCGATGATAGCCTTCCTTGTCGGTTGTGGTGATCAGCCAGCAGTCTTTCGCCTTGCTGTCGCGCTTTAGTGTCACGTTACCACTCATATCCAAAGGGTCTGAAGCCTTGCGCCTCCAGCTCGCGCTCCAGTTCGGGGTTGGGTTTGCTTGGCTTGCGGGGCTTACTATATACAAAAGGTTCGTCATCTGGTATCATGATGTTCGCCCTCCCAATCTTTTAGTGGTTCGTCGAGTGGTGCATCATGGTCGATGTCGTCGAAGAGGTTGCCAGTTATTGGCATGGTATCTGGCGTGAAGTGCTTCTTGCGCTTCGTTCGTTTGCCGTATTCGATGGCGCGACCGAAGTCGCTGAAGTTACCGAGCTGTGGCCCCTCGCTCATGTTGGCTTCGTCCAGATGCTTGATGATGAGTGCGTCGGCCATCAGGGTGAGTGTCTCGCGCAGACTCTCGGTTTCGTACTCTACGCCAACTTGCCGCAGTTCTTTGTAGAGCCCCTTCATGCTTACCTCGGCAATGCGCTCCAATATATCATCCACACAGTAGGTCTGACGCGCATCGCCCATGAACGGACGGTCAATCATCGTCAGGCCGAAGCCCTTGCGCCCAGGCTGCTGGAGGATGAGCACCACCTGTGCTATCTCCGTCTGAGCGTTCGGGTCGGCGAAGTTGAAGGCGCGGTTCCATCCTTCGTCTATCTTCAGCATGTTGAGCAGCGTTTGCATCTCTGGGCTGACGGGGCCAGTATGCTTGGCCGACTCGATGAAGGCATGTATGAACATCTTCAGCAGGTCGTTGGCGTTGGTGCCGTGGTGTAGTCCTTCAGCGAGGATGTTCAGCAGATCATACGTCTTCTGTGATACCTTCACACTCAGCGTCGCATTGCCGCCTTCCTGAACTTGTTTTTGATTCTCTTTCATTTAGTCTATCTGTTTTAGAATTACATCGTTGTCGTAGGATTTCACGCCACATGCGGAGTCGGGCGTCTGTAAACTCATCCATATCGTTGAATGGTCTGTCGCCTGGATGGATGATGTCGTAATCGCCGATGGCCTTCATGATGGCGAGATGTTCTGTCCATTCCTCGTCGGTCACGTTGTCGGGCTTTGGTGGGATGTCAGATGTGGGGGCAGAACAAGCCGCCGTTCTCACCTCGGTCGGGGTCTGCCCGTCACCTGTATCTTTTCTTGGTTTGTCACCAGTCCTCATCATGCGGATGGCGATGTCGGCAATGTCGGCCTTGTCGCCGTCGGCTGGAGTCCAACAGGTATCGAAGAAGTGCGTATATACTCGGCAATGGTCGTAGCCCAGTTTATCGGCGACCTCCTGCCATGCCTCTCGCCCGTCCTTGTCTGGCCACAGCCAGATAGTGCGCCCTTGGTCGATGAGCGGCTGAAGGCTGTCGAGTTGTAAGTGTTTCAGTCCTCCGCAGGCTAGCCACAACTGTTTATCAAGATTGCCGTAATAGTTCGCCATGATGATGGCGGTCTTCTCGCTTTCCACGATGTTGATGACGGCCTTCGGATAGGATTTCAGCAGATGACTGCCGAAGAGTGGCTTGATGATTTCGTGATGCTCGGGGTCGAGCTTCTGGCGCACTCCTTCTTGATTATATATCCAACCAGGGTGTTGCGTCTTGTCGCGGTGCCCGTCGGCGAGGTAGCGCATCAGTTTGGCAGCTCTTGGCACGCCGTTGTGGTCTATCTGCCAGAACACCACGCGAGCATCCTTCCAACCGCCAACGCAGTACATCCACAAGGTCTGTTGCAACCGCGCTCGTTGATCTTCATCCCAAGGCAGACCACGCAGCCAGTAGATGAACACCACAGTGCGCTCGGTGGTGATTTCAATCGTGCGACTGACATACGACCTAGGTATCTCCAGCACCGGCAGTGGTGGCGGTACAGGTCGTGGTGGCGGTGGTGTGTAGTTCAGCGGTATATCATCGACTGGCTCGTTGTACTTCTTACCCAGCCATCGGATAGCATCGGGGAACGTCAGCCGCTCGTGCTCCATCAGGAATTGCACCGGCCCGCCCTTATGATCGCATACGAAGCAGCGGTACGTGTTGCCGTGGTTCTTCTCCGCGATGCTCGACGGTCTGACGATGAAGTTACCGTCTGTCTTATCGTCGTGGAACGGGCAAAGGCCTGTGAGGTTCACGCCAGCCTTGCGGAGCGTCACGAAGTCGCCCACAACATCTTCAATCTTCGCGCGGTCAATGACTCGCTTTACTACTTCGTCAGGTATCTTTGGCATAAGGCTTAAAAAGTCGATTACTATAAAGGGTGATGACCTTTTTACTATAAAGGATGAGACCCTTTTTAGTATAAAGGGTGGTTTGGGGATTGGATTATCTGTAAAACCATAAACGTGCGTGTGCGTGTGCGCTACGCGCGTCGCCCGTGTGCGTGGTTTCCCATTCCCATCCCTTTACTTAGTTAAGTAAAGGGTGGGGAATAGGGAAACGGGCTTAACGGAGGGAATCACGGATCAGAGTGCTTATATTTACCCGTCAGCGAGTTCTTCACCAGATAGCCCTTTTCGAGCGAATCATGGAAGATTTCACTGATACGTCGATTGCTTGTCACGCCTTGCGCCCTCAGATGGTTGGCGAGGTCGGTGTATCGCTCTTCCTTGTCGCTCCAAGGATAGTCCTTGAACGGGTCGGTCTTAATACTTTCGTCTTCATCGTCGGTGTACTCGTTGACAATATCCTCGATGGCTTCTGCTGCCGTTTTCGCGGCGAACACGGCCTTTTCTATCACCGTCTGGGATAATTCATCACCTCGCTGAACGTGTGCCGCGAGAATGCCCGTAACGATGTAACTCAGCTGTGAAAATGTCGGTGCTTGCTTTTTGTTCATAGTTCCTTAAAATTCTGGTTCGTTATTATCTGGTGCGTCAAATGGCAGGTCTTGCGTCTCGTCATTCGGTAACGGTTTATCAAGACCTTTGTAGTGATACTTCGGACGCTCCTTGGTGCCATCCTTGTAGATGATGCCAACGTCGAGTGCCTTATTGATGAGATCAGCCTTGCGGCGATTGCTCGTCACGCCCTGCTTCACCAGTGCGCTGTCAACGTCCGAACGGCTAAGTCCTGCGGAAGTCCAATTCATTTTGCCGAACCTCTCGTCGGCCTCCTTGATGAATTGCATCTCCTTGTTGTCAACCACCTTTGCGCCGTTGTCCTGAATCTCCACCGGCTGTCCCCATCCACCGGCATTCGTGACGTATTCAAACAGCCAGTCGCCTACATCACGGCCACGGGCTTTTACTTGCTTCACCTTGAAGTAGATGTCGGGTAGGTCTGGGCGTTGCTCGTTGGGCTTCAGGTCGGCTTGCTTCACCTTGATGACGGTGAAGATTTCCGATACCTTGCGCTGGGTGATGCTGCCCAAGGTGCCGACCAACTTGTCAACCATCGGGTTTTCGTGCAGCACCGCCCACAGGCTTGCGTCATACTCGGTGGCGGTCATCATGCAGCGGCGCACAATCGGCTGACACTCGGTCTGGTCGTTGTAGTCCTTCACGATGTCGAGCATGCCATCCAGGAATATGTCGGTAGGTCTCACGGTGTGGATCGCCTTCAGTATCTTGCGCCAGCGGTCTTTCGCCTCCTCTGTGTCGCGCAGTCTGAGGATGGTGAACTGCTGTGTGGGCTTGGTGTAGTCGATGCCTGCCATCGAACAGACGCGGTTCTTGATGGCGATGGTGTCATCCTTTCCCTGCTCTGTGTCGATGTAGAGCACTCTCACCTCCACCATCTGCTCAGCCTGACTGCCATCATCAAGGCGAACGAGGTGGGGAACGCTGCGGCGCACGGTGTTGCCGTGCTGACCACAGAGCACCGTCGCCATCAGCTGCGACATCAGTCCTGTCTTGCCGTGACCTGGTTTGCCGCTAATGATGTGCAACTCGCCCACGTCGGCGAACGGCACACCATCGCGCTCCATCGTGTAGCGTGGCGGTCGGTAGGGCTCTGCAAAGTCCAGCAGGTCACCACTGATGTCGATGTCAAACCATTCGTCGGCCTTCAGGAAGTCCGGGGCTTGCGGTTTCGCATCCTGCTCACCAGGCAGTGGTATTTTATTCTCTTCGTTCATGATTCATTCTGTATTACTCTCAGTGTTTCGGCTTGCACCTCGGCTATCTCGCGCTGGACCTTCTTCACAAAACCTTTCGAGGCGAATATCTCATTGAAGTCTTCAACGGCTCCAGATGCTGACGAGTAGAGCAGTTCGGGGTCAAGCCACGCCTCCATCAGCTGTTGCAGACCAAGGTCGATGTTCCGCTCTTCCACGTCCGACAACTTGATGGGGTCGGTCTCAGGGGCGAGAAGCATCAGTGCTCGCATCCAGTCCTTTGAAATGGTCTTTAACGAGAATTGGCAGAACACCTCGTCGAGTACCTTGCGATGCAACTCCAGACCCACCTCGCACTCCTTCATCGCGCTTTCATACATAGCTCCAGCGAGGTCGAGCGCGGCCTGGGCTGTCATCACCCAGGCGACGTGCTCCGCATCCTTCACATCGTGTTGCAAGAGACTCACGCGATACTTATTCACCAGCGAGGTGATCAGCGGCTTGGTCTTGGCATAGGCGACACCGCCGACACCCTTCCAGAACTCGTAGTATTCGGCATCACTGATGTTGCCGTACTTACGGCGCACATCGTCGCTCATGTCGGCTACATGAAACATGCGGTTTGTCTGGGTGGTCAGCAGATTGCGCTCGTAGTCGTTGAAGTCGCGCACAGCCTTCTTGAAGTACCAGCCGACTGCATGACCGCCTTTCAGACTCCTGCGGAACGCCTTGCAGCGGCGTGCATGGTCGTAACCTTCTATCATCACTACCCACGCGGCATTGTTGCCAACACCACAGACGAGCTTGAAGATGGCAGCGGCATTGCCGACGGCTCTTACTATCTCTTCGTAAATCATACGCTCTCAGAATTGAGAGTGGCGACCTCTGTCGGCCACCACTCGCAGAAATATTCGTCATTAGGATTTTTCATCGCTCTTGGTAATTATGCTACACAATGTCTTCATTTTGTCGATTTCGTGGCTGATGGCCCAATACTCGCAGCAGTCGCGCTTGTCTGTTATCTTCGGTTCTGTGCTATGCGTGCAGAGTCTTTGCGGACCTTCCTCGTCTTTAGGCTGTTTAAACCGGCACGAAGCGCAGCATTTTTTAACGAGCGTTCCTTTTGAATTGTAGACAAACTCATACTCAATGCCGCCTATTTCCTTGATGATAGGTACTTGATTAGAATGGTAGGTCATCGTCTTTTTCTTTTATAGGATTGCCGTTTGCGTCAACTTGTGGCGGGAATGGAGCAGCCGCCTGCTGCATTTGATACTGATGTGTGGGCTGTTGTGCTACAGGCTGCTGAATCGCCTGCTGTGCGGGCTGATTTACGGGTCGAATGGACTTAATGTCATTCATTCGGATGTCGTTGATGAATCGCGGTTGACCGCCATCCTTTGGGAAGATGATCTTCGCCTTGTGACGGAAACTGATCTTTACAGATATATCCCTCAACAAGACATGCTCGCCGTTCTGAACTGTCAGATTGCCTTCATTGTCTTTCTGACAACAGGCCTCTATGCCAGCGATGATGTTTGCGTCGAATGTCTCCAGCAGCACACTGTCTGGATAGGGGTCAGTCTCCACCTCCTTATACTCAAACACGAAGGGCAGCGACTTCCATTCGTTGCCACGCTGTGATACGCCTGTCCTTGCAGGCATCACGTTTTTAATTCTTCCTTGAAATTCCATATTTAATTAATCGTTGTTAATAAATGAATCCTCTTTGTGATTGAAATATCTCTTGATTTCATCCTTCGAAGTGAAGGCATCGGCAAACTTGGCAAATGATTTCAGGTAATTGCGTTGTGCCGGTGTCATTGTCTTTTCAGAAATGAAGGTGTTGAAGGTCATCAGGTATGAATCACCAATATACTTGATGTAACCCTTCAAATATGAGTCTGGCAGACGGGCGACTGCCTGATTGTCTTTTTCGCCTGGACGCGGATCGCGGATGTCAACCACTCCGCACAAGACGAACTCCACAAAGTTTCTGATAACTAATTTGCGGTCTGTCATGTCAACGCCCAGCCTGTCTTCGTCGGCCATACGCTGAAAGAGGTGGTCGGTGAACAATGTCACGCCCTTCATCGTGCCTTGCTCATTCTGTATTATGGTGGGCACCATAATCGCCATAGATTTGGCGGTCATGTAATACAGAATCTGATAGTCTTTGACAGTAGGCAGAAATCCGTAACCGTTCGCGAGATACCGCCACCACAGCAGCCATTTATTACCGAACTTCGGCGAGTCGTATTCAAACACCTCGCTGCGAGCATCCTGCTGCTGATTGTAGACCACTGATTTGAAATTCTTGTAGCTCTTCTCTTCTGATGAGTTATGCTTTGCAATCATTCTCTTCAGCCAGTATCTTGCTCGATCACGGTCTTGCCTGAACTCGTCTACCAATTCGGTAGGTTTCGTGTAACGGGTAATCATATTATGCTAATTTTTACGCTTGTAAAACTCTTCCGAGAGACTTCATCGGCCAGTCATCGTAACCGTCGGTGATGACAATCTCGGGGATGCTGAAATAATCGTAGGTGTCGATACAACTGCCAATGCGACGCGAGAACCTTTCTTCCTCTTTCTTGCACCATGATTCAGGCAATCCGCGAGCGTCTTGTGGTTCGCCGAGAACATCATAACGTGGCAGTCTGTAGTTCTTGTACCCTTTTAGAAATGCCTCGATGTCGGCTTCTGTCAGTTGTTTACAAACCTGTACCGCGTGGCGCATCTTCTCTATCCATTCTTTGGAGTAGGGACAATGCCATATACCATCGGAACCGTGAAAAGAACCGTCATGTACCATTACATGCCGCTGACGAGTTTGGCAATCAATCCACCAAGGTAGACAAAAACTAGAAACGCAGTGCCGAGAACAGCACCAAATCCAATCTGACGGAGGATGTATCTCAACTCCGCATCTTTCATCAATTCTTTCATAATGATATTGTTTTAAGTTTGAATTAAATCGTTGCCGTGGCAGGACTCGAACCTGCGGCCTTAGTCTGAGGGCCCTCTGACTAATGCTCTACCAACTGAGCTACACGACAATGTAAAAGCCCGCACGAAGAATCGCACGGGCACTATCTCAATTATTAAATATAATCTTGATACATCACATATCTTCGACACTCTCAATTTCTGCTACGCGCTTGTTTTGATTTGAATCGCACTGCCAAGCATGGCTACTTTCTACATCTGTGACACGTCACAACAGGCCTCCATTGTCCCCAAACCTTGCGGTGCTGTCAGCCCGTCACTCACTGATGGTGCTGCTGGTACGGTTACGCTTGCATCGCGCATTGCCTCTCGTCCGGCTATGTATTTGTTTCGGAGTGAATGCGGTGTCAGTTCTTCGTTTTGTAAGCTGTTCTCCGCACCACCGATGGGCCGCTGCTTCCCCGTGCCGTTTCTGAGTACCTATCGAGATTTCATCTCGTAACTCCCTTGCGGGTGTCTCTGTTATGTTCGTGAAAGGTGGCGGAGTCGAACCGCCTGCTCATCTTTCGCCGGTTTGCGCCAACTATTCCGGCTTTTACCTCTCATATATGTCTATCCTGATTTCTTACTCTCCCTCTGTTTTTTTTGAAAAACCAGCGAACCTCGCGGCGGGCTGGATAAAAAAAAGCCTATGTCAACTCGAAATTGTATGCGTTAGACTCTAAAAACAGCGAACTTCACAGCGGGCTGTCGATAAATTGTATTAATTTTAAAACTTCTCATTATGGTGTGCTCGCTAGCACTATGATTTGAATTGTCAATGAAAACATTACTATAACGCTATTTACTATGATGGGTTCTTTGATTCTCTTAACTCCTTGATTCTGCCGTCGGCCATCATTGCCTGGATGCGGTGCAGCGGGTAGAGATACGATGTTGTGTGCCTTGAGCCCTTGGTGTCCTCCCACTCTATCGGAGTCCTCGGCAGCATGTCGCCATGATCCCGCAACCACCGTTGAGTCATCACACTAATGTGCTCCGACATCTCGCGGTCAGTCAGCCAACGTTCCTGGTAGCACTCCATCGCCTCACGGATGGCATCGCGCACCACAACCTTGATCTCCACCTTCGTCTGTTTGTCCATTATGCCAGACGTGTAATGGTCACACTGCACTGTCCTGTCTCGGGAATTGGATCACCGAGAACAGCCTTGAATGTCATCGGGTTTGCGGTTCCAGAAGTCGCTTTCTTCTGCTGGTTCGCATAACTTTGTGCACTGCGAGCCTTGCCGAAGCTCGGAAGTGTGAAGACCTTCTGATCGCCAACTGAAAACTTCATCAGAATCTCTTTTGTAACTTTGTCAACAACCATAAATACCTTTAATTAATCTTAAACTTTTGCTTGCTTTCGCACAACGAGGCAAAGAAAATTGTATATTTGCAACCCACTACTTTGCAAAGTGCCGTGTGCGCTTTATGCGAAAAGACGGTCAAACGTCTGACGGCTATTTCTGTGCTCGTTGTGCTACTTGCTTGCTTTCGGGTGCAAATATACAAAGTTATTTTGAAACCACATAGTTAAACGTGGTTATTTGTGGTTATTTTTAAGACAATTTAAGATTAATCGTGGTTATTTGTGCTAAAATGAAGACAAAGAACGAACTTTTCATGGATGCCATCGAGTGGCTGATTGACAATGGTCTCGCAGAAAATCAGGGCGACATCGCTGTGAAGGCGGGTCTAGGCCCTAATCTGATTTCAAGAATAAAGAATGGCCACGTTAAATCAGTCAGCAATGATGCTATCCGTGCATTGTGCAACAGGTTCAAAGAACTGAACATCGATTACCTGCGTGGTAAGAGTGATGACATATCTTCTCGAAGGTCGGCACTGGATGATAGTCTCATGGTCGAAAATGCTTTTGAAAAGAAAATGGGTAAATATATCTCTAATCTTGAAACCCATATTTCAGATCTCCAGAAACAAATTGAATTATTAGAAAAAGATAGAGAAGATAAAAAAGAGGAGATAAAGAATCTTAATGAACGTATTGCCGTCCAAAAACAGGCAATCGACGATATTCGTTCAGAGCGCGAAAATCTGAAAATAGAAAATGCAAAACTTCGCGTACAGTTGGAAGCATTTCAAAATGGGAACGCCATCAACTATCTGTTTCCGATTGGCGTTGCAGACAAAGAAGACATTAACCCAGCAAGAGTATGAATATAGTATATACATACATAACCGTGATAATCTGGGCATTGGTAGAATGTTTTACCAATGTTTTACCTTGCTGCACCATGAAAACACGGTTAACCTATTTACATATTACGTTTCACCCTATTTTCAAAAAGCCCCAAACGGATCACGAAAGTAAAACGCTTGGGGTGCCTGAAATTAGGGCACCACCGCGTAAATAAAGGACTTTTGGAGAACTTTAAAGAGATATGAGGAATGACAAAATATTACGAATCGTTACGAAATGTACCCGAAAGTTTTACCGATGTTGTACCTGGGGTAAAGCAAAGGTAAAACATTTAAGATAGAAGTATCATTTAAGTATCATTCGTGTATCATACGTTAATGAAAACAAAAATCTATGATTACGACAAAAATAATATTTGATAGAAAACATCGGGCAAAGAAAGACGGCACCGGAACGATTGAAATCAGAGTGACCGTCGCGCGTCGCGCAATATATATTAGTACGGGAGTGCGGGTGAGCGAAAGAGAGTGGAAGGCCGGGCGTGTTGTCAACCGCACGGATGCACCTGCACTAAATGAGCGTATAGGTATCATCTACGAGATAGTTGACCGTGAAGCGAACCGTTGCATCAAGGCTGGCGAATCGCTCGACACTGCCGCCATCAAGAGAAAAGTTTGGAACGAAAAAGATGCCATGAGTGATGATCCGTCTTTCCTGGACTGGTTTGAGCATCAGACAGAGATACTGAATTTGGCTCATGGAACGGTAAAACATTACATATCGCTCCGCACTCGCCTCATTGAGTTCGGTAAAATCAAGCAATGGGCAGATGTGAATACCGAGAACATCAGCGAGTTCGATTCATGGCTGCATAAGCGCAAGCTAGGCAATGGCGCGGCGATTACGGATGCTGCCGTCTATAAGTACCACAAGTGCATGAAGGCGATGCTGAATCGAG